TGAAGCGCAGCGACTGTTTCTGGCATGAACTGATATGGCCCCATGGCCTTCGTTTGAGGATTTATGGCGTAGGCATTCCCGCCGCTTTCAACGCGTTGCAATCCATCGAGGATATTTGTAGGGGTGTCATATTTACCAGCCCCTATGGCCATCGGGGTAGGGTCTATAGCACTCGATGAAAAGTCTTCAAGGGCCATTTTGAGTGCCCAAAATCAGACCACGCATTGCATCAACGCTTTTCAGCGCGGCTTTATATCGAGGAGCGGTACGGCCACCCATTTCCTTGACTACAGTGGGCCAAGCGCCAGGATCGTCGGCGGCACTCTTTTTGGCGTTGTAAAGCAAAAACCCGTCCACATTGGCAGTCGATGACCATTTATTGGCGAATGACTGAATCGCTGCTGGATTACCGGTTGATTGAGCTCGTTCAATCCCTTGGTTATAAAGTTGCACTCCTTCGCTCAAGGCCCGGTTTACACGGGCAATATTGATAATGCTGTCCTTGGTGTAGGATTGGCTTCCAGTGACCGCCTGGGACAGCGACTTGTCGGCGTCGGTCCCGGCAAGGCCAGCGGCTCGCATCTGCGTCATAGCCTGTAACCCCATAAAGTGGCCGATATTATTGTAGTTGCTGGACATATCTGATGTCCACGGAATACCTGCCCATTGGCCGCCAAGTTTCGATAGAGTATGCCCACCCTCACCCAGAGCATTTGGAGACTGCGCGAGCTTGATAATTTGGTTGTTGTTGAACTGGGCCTGTGGGTAAGTTTTAGCTTCCGCGTTGGCATTCTGCCGAATCGCCGCAGAGGCGGCAATATTGGCAGTATCCATTGGCCCCAACGCCGTAACCGGCCCCGGTTGACCTGGTTGTAATGGTTTAGCGGGGCGAGCATACATACTTGACTGGCCAGTATTTGGATCGACAACTTGTGCAGTTGGCGATGGCTGAATATCCTGTTGAGTTCCTGGAATTACTTGGCCTGGCTTTTCGGCTCCAAATTCATTAGTGCTGACGACTGATGATGTCTGGTTATTGGTAACAGGCACACCACTCGGGTTAATCGCACTTACTTGCGAAGAATGATCAAGCATCGAAAGCAGACGCTCTTTCATAAATTGTCGAACTCCGCCAGGATTATTCTGCGCCATATCCATATATGGAGCAATAATATTGTCTGCTGCCTCCCTTGGAATACCTAAATCGGCGGCTTGCTGATAACCCCATTTTTGTATAGTTGACACAAGCGCATCTTTATTTACTGAACCTGGGTCCTTCGCTGCTGCAATAATCATAGGGTCATTAATAGCCCCCGCATATCGACTGGCAATTCCAGCCATTTTTTGATTCGCAAGCGCCTGTTGATTCTGCCCTGCTAAGGCTTGTGCATTGGATGCATTTGCTGTTGCGGTATCAATGCTTGGCTGCTGTGTGCGCTCTGCGACATTGGTAGTTGCTTGCTGCGCACGTTGCAGCAGGGGATTCATGGCTGTAGCCTGCTGGATTTGCAACGCACCTGACTGCAATGCCTGCTGCGTGCGCTGCAAATTCATGATGTTGCCAAGCTGCGTCATGCCGTCAGGCGGCGTGTTTCGGCCCGCTACGGGGGCTCCAAAATCTGGTGGCATATCAACCCCCTCCCATTTTTGACCAGCCCTGGGTCGATATCAGAGCGCCCAACGGGTCTGAACTGGTATTTGCGTTCGCCAGGTCTGTTTTGGATACGCTACTGTTATTATTTCCAGACATGAGGTAGCCCAGTGATGTCGCATTCCCCCCAAGGGCATTTGCAACGCCCACTTGCCCGCCAGCGGTTGCGGCACCCTGAGCAGCTTGAGACTGGGCAATGCCGGTGCCAAGCGTCGTTCCGTTATTGCCAGTGTTCGCTGCGGCATTTTGTCCAAGTCCCGCAATACCAGACAGTCGGCCAAAAATGTTATTCTGAGTCGTGTTAAAGCGATTGAATGCGTTCTGGTATCCGGTTGAGGCTAGGCCCGAATTGAAACTCATTAGGTCCTTGAGAGACGATCCAGATAGCGCACCTTGCGTAGGAGTATCAGCATTGCGAATGGCTTGCCCACCGGTATCAAGTTGGAATTTATAGCCAGGGTCAAGGTTATTTGTGAAGTCTGTGGGGCTGAATCCCTTGGAAAACTGACCTTGCGTTACTCCGGTTGTGCCCGGGTCACCACCAGCTCCCAATCCGTACATCGCAGCGTTCAGCGACTTTCCACCGGCATCCATGTAGGGTTGCTGATTCGCTTGAAGCTTGTTGAACATGTCCCACTGCGTCTGCGTGGACTTTCCCAGAGCATCCGCCTGAGTGTTTGCGGCTGCATTTTGACTGAAGGCTCCAAGTAGGGCACTCCCACCGATTGCTACGGCTATCCAGGACATGGTAGGCTCCTTGGCTGATTATGTGCATCAAAGATCGCCGTATCGTCCGGCTCAATCAGCTCAACTTCGATCTCATCAAGATCGGTTCCCCCAGTCGGGTTTTGGTGTACCGTCATGCAGATTGAGTCTTCAAGCGCTAGAACAGCCCGCTTTGTCCCAGGTTTTGATACGATCACGTCGCCAGCCTCATAGATAATAGCTGCGCCATCTCCATTCGTAACCTGCACCCGGCCTTTGGCGACGATGTAAAAATGCTCTCGTTTGTGTATTTTCCCAATGATTAGACAACCAGCCGGTCTGGCCAGTGGCCTGCAATACATACCGTCAGCATGTAGATGGCGAGTCTGCTCAGAGAGATCAAGCTGTGGCATTTTTGACATAATATCTTGCAAGTGCAGGATACTCTCGCGCGTTGACTGTTCATCAATGATGGCAACTTCGCTCATTGCACAATCAACCCGGAAGCCGTAAATGTCACCGATGTCGCGACGCTTGCATAAACACGCAAGGCGGAGGCAGACGGCAGGACAGCGCCAGCGAGTTCAGGTGACACGTACGTTTCGCCTGGGGCAATTGTGCGGGCAGAGATCATGGTCGTTGTGGCTCCGAGTGCTCCACCGGTAGTAATACCGGCAGTGATGGTTACTGCACTCGCCGTGGTGTTAATGAACACCGCACGACCTATTTTTGCCGTCGTCTGCGTGGGCACATTATAAACCGATGCATCTGCCGCCGCAAGTTGTAAAGGCGCAACTAACTGTACCTGTGTGATTGTTGTCATTTTGGTCCTTAAGCTGTAATTTGTGCCCGCAATACACCTGCCTGGTCTTCCAGGGCTTTGATTCGGGTTAGATCGCCCTCCCGCAAGGCTCGAATACTTTTCAGGTCGAGGTCGTCTAACTGGGCTTTGATGGCTTGATTGGCCTGGATTACTTTCTGAGCCTGATTCGCCGCCGCCGTAGCCGCATCCAGTGCCCCCACATCCCACTTGTATTGCCACTGTCCATTCACCAGTTCCCCGCCGTTGCGCTGGCAGGATTGGGTGATGGTGTCGAAAGCGGGCTGCTCTGTTTCGAGTAGCGTGACAACGTGAAACATCGCCGCTTCCTCTGCTGTCAATGCTGATGCAGGACAAAAGTGGTTTTCATCCCACTCCACATTGCCGCCGGTTGTAATCTGATGGCTATAGCTGCCGTCTGTGTTGAGTTGTGCGCATTGCATGATTGATCCTTTACATGTCTGCTGTGTTTGTTGAGGGGAATGAGCGAGTGTTACCGGGCCAGATGATGCGGACTGCGCCCGTACCGGCTCCCCCGCTATTACCGCCACCACCGTAACTGCCGCCTACACCCGTTAACTGCGTCCCAGAGCCAGCCACTCCCCCAGAACCTGCTGCACCACCATTAGCACCACCCGCACCACTTGCCCCGGCCCCAAAAATTCCAACGCCACCGCCTGTACATTGATAAGCACCACCAGCCGCAGCTCCCCCAGCTCCGCTTAAACCGTTACCAAAAGCTGTTCCGCCATTACCGCCATTTCCAGAGTAACCGCCTGCACCGCCTGCTCCGCCAAAAACGTTGCCGTCCCAAGCACCGCCTGTACCGCCCGCCCCGCCACCATCAGTAGCTGCTGGTTTCGTCCCTCCTACACCCGAGGCAGAACCGCCGTTGGCATACACAACAGAGTCAAATGAAGAGTTGCCACCGGCTTTTGTTCCGTTGAAAACCCCGCTGACACCGACAACCACTGAGTAGCTTGCGCCCGGCGTTACAGAGATATTATTTTTGTAGCCGAGACTCCCGCCGCCTGCACCCGAGCCGGTTGAGCTGACAAGTTCCCCCCCGCCACCAACTGCAACTAAACTTACTGAGGTAACTCCTGCGGGGCAAACCCATGAATAGGTCCCCGGCGCTGTGTACGCCTGCTGACCCGGTGGGGCCGTAAAACCCAGTGCGGCAACAAGCTGTTGAATCGCGCTCATGTCAAACCCGTCCCGGAAATAATCCACTCCGTCGCCGTTACCTTAACGGCCGTAGCAACACCATTTGCCGCAAGTGTCCTACTTCCCGTAGTTCCCGCACCCGCCAGTCGCATCGTGTCCGTCGTGATTGCAATCGTCATAACCCCCGCGCTAGCTTGATTCACAAAGGTGATTGCCGTACCTATCGGATAAGCCACGTTTGCGTTGCTATCAATCGTGAAGGTGCGGGCCGTGGTATCAGCGCTGGGGTGCAGTAGGTGTTTGCCAGAGTCGGTTAATACTGTGGTGTACGCGGCGGATTGGCTATTCTGGGGAACTGTTTTGAAGCCGACTGCATTTGTGCCGTCAGCCGTGGTGTTTGAAAGGTTGCCGGATGCGGGGGTGCCAAGTGCGGGAGTTGTCAGCGTTGGGCTTGTCAAGGTTTTACTGGATAGGGTCTGTGCCGTCGTTAAATCAGCCGTAACAGCCGTATTTATAGCAACGGATGCCCCAGTGATCGTAATGCCATTACCACTCGTGAACGATCCGATGCCAGCAGACTGTACAAACGTCAGTGCAGTTGTCCCCATCGTGGGGTTATCTATCCCTGTGTAGGTCCAGGTCGTCGCTGGATTAACGGTACCCGAAGTGACAAAGAGCGAATCCCCGGTTTTTATGTCCGTACTCATGTCGAAGTCTGTTGCACGAGTCATTACAAAGACAGCGATACCTGAACCCGTAGCCGTGACCGTGTAGATTCCGTTTTGAAATAACGAGACTTGATTTTTAACATCAATCCTGTCGCCTACCGCTGGAGAAGCACTATCAATCCCCAAAGCACCCATCGCAACACCTGTGAGCGTAGCGCCTACCCCACTCGAGCCGTTAGCATAGACCACAGTCGGGAGGGCTGCGGTCGTTGCGTACTTCGCTGCTTCCTTGAACTGTTGGCCAAGTATCGCGTTGTCAACATAGGCTGTCGTCGCGGCATTTGTGGAATTGTCGGCTGGGGCCTGAGTAGCTACCGATAGTGTAATGGCTGGGGTGCTGGTGGCAGTTGCCACCGAACCACTAATCCCATTCGCAGAGACTACTGAGACTGATGTGACTGTGCCGGTGCCGGCAGCGCCTGTAGGACCCGTCGGACCCGTTGCTCCGGTAGCCCCAGTCGGCCCCGTTGCACCCGTCTGCAACACCAGGTTGAGTGTCTGAGTTGGGGCGGTTCCTGTAATCGTTGCTGCCGCGGCCCCAGCGGTTACGGTCCCGATAGCCAAAGAGTTAGCCGGGCCTGTAGCTCCCGTAGCCCCGGTTGCACCCGTTGGACCAGCGACTGTAGACGCAGCGCCAGTCGCGCCTGTGGGTCCTGTTGCCCCTGTGCTTCCTGTGGCGCCAGTCTGCAACACTAAATTTAACGTCTGTGTCGGAGAAGCCCCAGTGATGGTAGCTGCTGCACTACCGGTAGTAACGGTTCCTATCGCCAGCGAATTTGCTGGACCGGGGTACCCTATAGCGCCGGTAGCACCGGTTGACCCAGTAGCTCCTGTCGCACCGGTAGGGCCTGTGGGACCACCGCTGGGGCCAGTTGGCCCGGTTGGCCCTGTAAGTCCAATTGCACCAGTAATTCCCGTCTGTAATGTCCCATTCGCATCGTAGACTTTCCAGCCATCACGATCGAAAGTTGCATTCCCGCCGATGGGCACGACGAAAGAAACGACTTTATTCAGCCCCGCCGTGCCATTTATGTAAATCGACACCGATTCTGCGATCGACGATATGGACGCAATCAAGATATGGCTCACCAAGGCAGAAGTGCTTGAGGGTACCGTGTAAAGCACGCCAGCCGATGACGGGAGTTGACCTTGCGCCAGAATCTGGTAGGCGCTTGTCGGTCCCGAAGTCACTGCGGCACCGCCGATTGTGTACGTCATGACCGACGCATGCGAACATACGCCCTGGATCGTCGAACCTGTTGCGAGTGGGATCATCTCATCATGCTCCTAAGAAAAATTTATCAATGTTGTTTGTAATGCCGTCCCAATCACCCCAAGTGCTCCAATCGCCCCAGTTATTCCAACTGCTCCAGTCATTCCAGTCGCTACCGGCTGAGAAACTTGCCCCAGTTGCGCCAGTGGCACCAGTTGCGCCGGTAGGGCCCACCGGCCCCCCACTTGGCCCCGTAGGACCTACCGGCCCTGTTGGTCCACGATCTGGCAACAGACCATCAAATGCTAGCAACATGGCATTGTTCATATCCCGGAATGTCGGGGTATTCTCAAGGTCTGGTTGCAGCAATGCTAGATTTTCAATCTGCTTATATGCCTGCGGAATGTCCGAAGCAGAGACATCGACGTCTATATTGTTTTGGTCTGAGTTTCCTGTTCCAAAAGCCTTATTGGCCAGGTTGTATAGAAACAAATACCAGTTTATTTCTACAAATACGTGGCCTTTATCGTCGGTCCTACCAAATGGAACGGTCTGCGGCTGAATTTGGTTTGGAAGTAAAGACATTTTACAGTCCAGCGCTACTGAATGCCCGCAAAGTCACACCGATCAAGTCCCTGGGAATTGGATCTATTATCTCAAGATCAAGCACACTATCACGGCCAAAACCAAGTTTTCTCCACATCGTGCGAATCTTGTTTTGAGCCATTTGCCCAATTGGTGCAAATATCCTAGCGCCAAAAGTTTTACCGCCATCCCGAGATATTGCAATCCCGGCTTGTGGGTTTGATCCCATTCCGCTTGCATTGCCCACACCGGTCAAGAAATCCAGTTGCAGCGAGCCCATAAACACGCGCCCGCGCTGGCCTTTATCCCATATCGGTGGTGATCTACGCTTTGCTAGCAAAGGCCAGCCTGCGTCCGTGTAGGCGGTTCTGGTGAGCCAATGGAGAGCTCCGCATTGGTAATCCCCGACGACGCGCATACCCTGAAAATTCATGTAGCAGTTTGACCGATGCCGGTGAAAATCTTGCTCGTAAGGGTCGTATGAGAGCCGTTTATGAAATAGGTTTGTCTGGCCGTCAAATACCCACGTCACATCCGCAGTCGGGAATGTGAGTACATAAAATTCATGGGCATGCTCCTGATATGTGTATCCAATCGCATCGGATGTGATTGGGTAGTTTTTTACCTCATTGGAAAATGCAGGAGTTGAGACCACGTCGGTAGAAAATCCCCTTGTGCGAATGATTACATTCTCGCCGCGCTCAGAACTGCCCAGCCAAATAATCCCATCCTGTCCCTCGAAATTAAAGCGAGCGACGCTGTGCTTGGCTTTGCACCCTGATTGCATCATCGTTCCAACAAGGCGCTGGAATGGGAAATATTGGCCCCCGGCGTTGTACCAAACCTCAGTTGTCTTTTCTCCGATCAGCCAAAGCTGCTCTTTATTCTCGAAGATCGTCACAATATTGTCAGGTGCGCCATCCTTGAGTGCATAGTAGGAGCCATTGAATGTAGCACCGTACTGCTGTCCGCTCGTATAGAACGCTTGAGAATTTGGTTTGTTGAATACCCACCACCCGTCAATCATAAGCACTCGATCAGCACCTAGAAATGCCGGGTCTGTGATATGCGAAAAAACGTTAGTCAGCCAGTTGTAGAAATATCCGTACGGCCCATCGACAAGGCAAACATTACCAACGACCGTGCCAGCGACCCCATAACCAACACCATTATCAGCCGCCATGACGACAGGACCGCTCGTGGTGTATAACGTACCGACAGCCGTGAGTGCGAGCGTAGGGAATGCCGATGGCGTGGCCGGAACAGCGACTGTCACCAAATAACAGGTATTGCCAATGACGGCAAGGGCCTTCTGACCGCCAGGTATTTCAAGCAGTCCACGGACCGGTAGATTTGGGCCAGAATATGGTTGTGGCCACTGTGTCATCGTCGATGTAAATCCAGGTGCGCCACCGCCTGCGGCCGCTACAAGCTGCACAAGTCCTGGGCATCCCAACAGTCCAAGCAGCTCTTTCGGATTCTGCTGATCGATCTCTGGGTAAAAATTGATGCACTGTTGGGTATTTTGTAGAGGATTTGGGGCCGTGTCTTCGCCGCCGACGAAGCCAAAATCCGAAAATAACTGCAAAGGAGAAGAATTATTAATTGCCATATCAATATCAACCATAACCTCCGTGAAGCACCCAACCACCGTCTGGCCGATTCCCTCTAGACAGCGCTCGATCATAGCGGGATACCATTGCCGGACGTGAGTTCAACGCCTTGATAAAATCCATTGATTGTTGGGCATTGACCTTAATCGCTTCGGTCAGTGGGAATCCATACTCAGCGCACAACTCCTTAGCCAGTAGCCATTTGAAAGCCCGGTTATATCCCTGCGGCATCATGATGGGCTGATTGAGCGTCAGGTTGGACAAGATAGTGTCAGTGAACAGGTGCAGTTCGGCCCCATTTCCAGGCGTCTGATAGACGTTCAGCAGGCCGTAGGGGTACTGCTGGTTGTACCATGCCACAGTCGGCCACGGTCCCGATTGAACCTTGTATAGAATGCTGGTAAATTGCTCCTGAGTTTCATTCACGTCAATCGTAAAATCCAGATTGTTGAACCGTGTGAATCCATGCGTGATCCGAAGCGGTCGCGGGATTGGTAGATCACCAGGTACCGTGTAGGTGATCGAGTCAGAACTGTTAGAGGTACCGGTCGCCTTTGCCGACATTGTGATCGTCTGAGCCATAGCGCTGAAGGCCGTCACTGTGGCACCGTTTGGAATCAGGTTTTGCAGGTCAGTCAGGATCGAGCCAGAGCCAATCTGATATGCCGCCGATGATCCAGCGACAAGATTACTGGGGATGCTGGTAACGCCCGTAATCACGCTTGATCCGCTTGTAAGCGTACCGGTGATGTTGGGCCATACCTGCGAGAGATATGGGGAGGATGCGGCACCTACTGCGCTGGTATTGTTCGCCCCGCTCAACTGTGCATTCGTTGGGTTTCCAATCGTGTAGATACTCTTCCCGGAAGTCCAACTCAGAATCCATTCATTGGAGCCGAAAATATAGGCCTTGTCGGTGCTCAGAGAGTCCAGTAAGTCATTGAAAGTATCGAGGCAGTCTTGTGCGTCCGGTGTTGCGATCTGTTCGCCGGATTGGTAGCTGTTGATGCGGCGCAGAGCGGCCTTGATAAAATCAAGCGCAGTCGTCATGATCCGATTCCTCCGAAGTTAGATACACTCATGGGAAATGACAATGCGGTCAGACTGACTGCGGAATTCGACGCTACGATACTGCCTGCTGCTGGTGACTGATCTGTCACCTGTCCGGGATTTATGATTGGTACTGAAAACCACATAATCGTTACCATTGATAAATGCCAGTATGACATCAGGACCATTGGTTTCGCACTAGTTGGAGTGACCCAAGCGATCGTTACCGGATCAGCTTGGAAATACCCCAAAGGAAGCACTCTCACACCAGCGCTGACCATCGAGACCAGAGCATCGTGATAACCCATACCGACAACGTTTGGCATCATCGGCATGAGTTATCCTCAAATAATCACACAAGCACCGACATTCACCACGCCAACCAGCGAGGTAGGAGTGATGGTAACCAGCCAATTAGCCGGCAATACGTCCGTTGCCGTCACATTTGTGACTGCGGTCAATCCTGGGTAAACAGTCAGAATCGTAACGGCTGCGGCGCTGAGTGCGGCTGATGTCAGGATTGTGTATGCAACCCCGTTGATCAACCCACTAAGCGTCACTGTGAAACTACCCGATGTGTACGGAGTGCAATTGACTTGCAACTTTACGCCACGCCCATATGGGTTGCTTTGTACCGAACTCGTTGCAGCAGTCGATCCCGGCGAAGATGCCGAGATGACGCTTGCAATGTTGCTATTGCTGGAACTCATTATCAGTCTCTATGCCGTACGGCTAAATGTGTAAGCCGTGGCAGACGAGAACATCAGAGTGAATTCAGCTTGGCCAGTAACACCACTTGGAACAGTCAGCAATCCGGCACCACCCGCTGAACCAGCCGCCGCAGCCGCCGACAGAATCCCATTAACAGCGACTGCAATAGTTACCGTATTAGCCCCCGCAGTATTATCGATATACAGATTGAATATCGTACCCTGAGCAGCACCCAATGCCGTTCCAAGCAACGTTCCCGTGGGTAGCGTGATGGTCGTAGCAGCCGCCGACGTAGAGGTGATGTACCCGGATGCTACTTGCGCCGCCGTTGCTGTAGCGGTTGCGTTGATTGCTTGCGGGGTATAGATGCCAACTTGTGTATCAAGAATCAATAGTCCAGTACCCTTTGGAGTAATGGACAGATTCGTGTTGGAGCCAGAATCGATTGCAGCAATATTTACTGTTCCGCCCGTCACTGCGCCAGTGACCTTTACCCCAGCAGCCTGAGAGGCGGTAGACGAATCTACGTTGAATGCCGGATTCGTTGCTCCATTAAGGCCGATGGCAAGCGCAGTAGCCGAAGCCGAAGTAACGACGCCAAGAGCCGAAACAGATGAGCCGCCAATAGTTGTTCCTGCAGGGAGCGTTGCGGTAGTGTCAACAAGGAGATTGCTAAACTCCATGTTTTCCATAGCAACGCCCTGGGCTTTACCACTTGGATAAGTAGCCATGATGCTTACCAATCAAGCTGGTTGCCAGACGCCGGGGCAATCCAGTTCGTCTGCTGCCGCCAAACAGTGACGTAATACGGAGCCGCTACCGTGCCGGCAACCGGGGTAGGTGTCCCAGTCGTGCCGAAGAACGAGATGCCCAGAGTATCAGCCGCCGTCACTCGCGCCGCAACAACGCTAGTTGTCGCAGTTTGAGTTGCGGAAGTTGATACAAGCACTCGATCACCGACTTGCAAACCAATTGCCGGATAATACTGAGTCGTGCTTGCCGTCGCAGCGGTACCGACGAACGTTTGCTCGGTAATGATTGGGCCAGAACCCAAAGCAGCCGGCGTGAGCGCGACTGCGAAGGTTCCGACCTTCCAAAGATTACCGACGGCCAGTTGAACGGTATCGGGTGCAGTAACTGCATTCGGCCCCGGGTTGGAGCCGTCAACGTTTGTAGATGCGGGAAATGCCATGATTTTTCTCCTTAACCTGAAATACGAACCGACATCGGGCGATACAGAGAGGCGAAGCCGTAGGCCACGTCCATCCGAGTCGGCTCGGCGTCATTGTTGATGGTGTATTGGGTAGCGATACGAATCGCAAGCCCCAGGTCTTCGTCGTACGCACGGGATGCTTCGACAGCGGTCCGAGGCAACGGCAGATCGACAAAGGCCAGCGCGAATGCGTCACGGTGGAAATACACATTTTCGGTGGATGCCGTACCGGATGCCGCGCCACCGTTGATGGTCACAGCCGGGGTGCTGGTAAATGCCGATGTGGCCGCGCAGTTTTGGAACTGGCCGCCGACAATTGCACATTCGCCAATGGTCACAGACAGAGTTCCCGTACCGCTTGATGTATAAACACCAGTCGCTGCGGTGAATGTGCCGGCCGTCAGAGTTGCGGTATTGAACTGAGGTCCACCAGGAGCGGCGACACCAGCCATTTGACCGTATCCACCAGGCGGCAGAACGACGAACTGTTTCAGCACATTCCCGTAACGTCCACGATTTTGCGGGTTCACAGGATAGAGGCCAGCGATCTGGATCGTATCGCCCACAACGCACTGCGCCGCAGTGTTGGTCAGGCCGGAGATGTTCAGCACGCCCGATGCGCCCCATCCAGCAGTCAGGATAGCAGAGCCACCCACCGCAGAAGTCACGCCAGCCAGCACCGGGGTGCCAGTCAGGGTTCCCGTGTTGTAATTGGCAATGTTGGGGTCTTCGAACCAATCCGCACCGGCTGTTTTTGCAGCGATCATGCCGGTCTCGATAAACTTGGAGATGTCGGCTTGAGGGTTGTACAAACCCTTGAGGCTGTCAGCCATGCTGGAGCTGGCCAGCGGGTGCAGAATGGCCGTAGGGGTCATGCCTTTGGGCATACCTTCGGAAGCCAGAATCGCCCGCGCATCTGAAAAGTTCTTGAACGCGGTGGGCGTGGTGCCAGGAGTACCAACTCGGTTTGCCGTGTTCTGCATCGCGAAATAGGCCCCATCAGAGTCGATTCGGTTACCTACAGCGATACAAGCCGGTTCAATGAATCGAGATTCGAAATCATCGATGTCCAACAGCATGTTAATGGTGTTGAATTGCACATCGACGTGGTATTGATACAGGATCGAGACAGGCACATAGTTTTCCGTGCTGGGCTCGACGTTGAGCGCAGGACCGAATGTACCCATGTAGCGCGGGGGCAGACGCACATTACACGTTGCCCCGATTTTTCGACCCTTTTGGCCGAACTCTTTGTCGTATTGACGGTTAAATTTATCCGTCAGAATACATTGGTTTGCGAGAACCGGAAGAGACCGGTTCGTGATCATTGAGATCGTAAGCAGTTGATTTGCCACGATGTACCTTTCAAGCGCCAAAATCGGCGCAATGCGAACGCAAATCCGCAGGTACAGCGTGGCGAGGCTCAGTGCCTCTTACGCGCATTGAAGTTAGCTTTGTTCCGCTTTTGCCACTCGCTGATCATTCCACGCGTATCCATGTTACGCACATCAGATTCAACCAGGACGCCATCGGAGCTACTCAACGGCTTGATAACCGGTGCTGTAACGCGGGCCTTATTGCTCGGGCTAAATCCCGTATCGTCATTGCTCAGTGTGGCGGTTTCCCGTTGACTGTTTTTGGCACTCGGCTTGTCGCCGTGTATTTCATCCGCCTTTGTGGCGAATGGTGTTAGTTTACTCTCAATTTTTCCAATTTGCACCAATTGTTCATCCGGGAGCAATTTATTTAGTGTTTTAGCAACATCTGGGTGTTTGCTAAGATAATACCCAAGCTCAGCGAACATCTCAGAGCGTTGCATATACCCAACCACCGCCGAAGGAATCATGATGCTGGAGGATTCTGTCACTTCGGCGAAGTCTGGCACCAGCTCAGCGGCAACGCGTAGGCGCTCTTTGGCTGTGGTAATGATAGATTGCTGGCGTTCATCGTCTCGTGCGCGCTTTTCATCGGCGTCGCGCTTGGCAAACTTCTGGTCGGTCTTCCAATCGGCCAGGGCCTCAATGTATTCGTCTTCGGTACCAACGAAGGTATTTCGTGCGGGTTTACCTGCGGGCTCTGTCTTGGCTTGTTCTGGTTGCAGTTCCAGTAACTTCCGCTCCAGGTCTTCGGCGCGTTTCTCTGCCAGTTTACGCTCGCCGTACTGAGCCGATGCGAATTCCTCAGCCTCTTTCATTTCCCGGTGCTTCTTTCCGATGGTCTTGAGCATCTTGGCCGAAAACTCGCGCCGCTGCTGTTCAGTGATGCCATCAGCATCTTCCACTTCGTCAGCATTAGCAACCTCTTCATCAACCTTTGGTTCTGGCTTTTCATCAGCCTTTACCTGTGTTTCAGGCTTGGCTACTACCTGTTCCACGGCCTCGTCGCGTGCGTCCGCAAGCACGGCTTCAAGATTGCTGCTGTCGATCACTGTTACTGCCATTTTCATTCTCCTTGGGGTTGGTTTTCTGCTCGATCTGCGGTTTGTAATACGCGTTCAGCAGCATCTTTGTTATGTGCTGCCTCGACATGTGTATTCAGCAAAGATGCCCCAGCATGTATCTCTGCGACTGCCAGTGCGGTGTGAGATTTCATTTCAGCCTCATGAGTATCTTGAGCTACCCACATAGCATCAGAACTACGCTTTGTCTTTTCAGACTCTTCGATACCGTGGGCTTTGACCGTAGCGTCCAAGTGCGCCTTGGTGATGCCGTATTTCAGGTCGGCCTGCACGGTTTGAAGTTGCTGTTTGAGAGCCTCGTTTTCCTTGGCCAGGTACTCGACTACTGCCTTGGCCTTGCTAGACAGCCCTTCCATGACCTTCTTGAGCCCTTCCGGCGTGCTAGATACCAGCCTGTCGGCCAGTTCCTGCATGTAGGGGTGATCGATTGAGCGGAACACTAGATCGGCGCCGGTTTTAGCGACAATCTCAGCCAGTCCTTCAATTTTCAGAAGATCAAGCAGATTCTCAGCACCCTCTTCTCGCTTGGTCTCATAGCCCGGGCCGGTATCCATGACAACGTCGTATTTACCAACGGATAGGTCATTTTTGATCTTTTTCTCTGCGTTATCGCCCTCGTCGGGCTGCGAGTCATTGATCTTTACCATGCGCGGCGTGGAGTCTTCACCGATGACCCGCTGCATACGCTCTTCCGAAAAATACACTGGAATCCAATCGACCATGCATCGCCAGCATTGTGCAATCGCCAAAGTCAGATTATCGTAATATTGATAATGAGATTGATCGGACAGGAATTGACGGCGGGCGATGGCTTTACCTGATACAACTTCGCCTCGTGCATCTTGGCCGGGCTCGTTTGGCATCCCGGCGACGGCCATGAGGTTTGAGCGCATGCCTTGCACAAACTCACTAAATCCAGCCTCAATCTGCGCGGGGGGCTGGCGTTCAGGCTTCGGCATTACCACCGGGCCACTTGATGTCTCAATGATCACGGGCTTGTAGGTCAATACCGTGGTGGGTCTCTGGTTAGCCTCGGCCCACTCATCTTCGCGCCCGTCAAGCTGCCCCTCAGCGGCTACCCAGGGGGCCTTGGGAGCTAGCCCCAGGCGCTTGATTTTAGCCACCTCGCCGTAATTTACCATGCGCTGCGGGTCCATCATGGCTTCGACCATGCCCCGCCGGCGGATACGTCCGTCGATGTCCTTGGTCTTGCCCTCCACCCGGAAAACTGGGATGTAAATCCCTGGAATCTCCTGGCGCTCCACGACTTTAGTGCCGTTGAGCCGGAACCATTCGACTTGATGCTTGGAGGAATCGCGCTCACCGTCGATCCGTAGACCACGATCACCCAACATCAGGGTTACGTCATCGATTGGCATTAATTTGTTGGAGCCAGGAATACGCGGGAGCTCGCTTCGATATTTTGTAAACTCTTCGCCATTTTGGCCACGAAGCTGGTATAGCTTTTCTGTCTTTTCACGGATGCGGAAATACTCAGCCAAGCGAATGTCTTCTTTATCTCCCCAGTCTCGATTGGGATCAGACGCACCGGTATCGCTCCATTTATCAATCATCCCAGAGCCATAGCGGCGTCGGTACTCTTCACGCTTCATCTTGACTGAGATAAGACACCAGTTTTGATCTGAACCATGCGGCATAATCGCGCTCGGGTCCATATAAACTGTGAAAATGTTGCGTATTGGCAGGATGCGTAAATCTTTTTGAAACGACCGATTATCGATATATTCAGCAATCAACCGGAAATAGCCCCAGCCTGCGTCCAATGCGCTCGCGGCAGCTGTATCGTAGGCGATTGATGCCTCTGACCTGGTTTCAATGTGCCGCCCAATCCCGTTCAGAATCTCGGCAATCTCAGTGTCTGCGCCCTCACCGACCGGATGGCATTTACCCCGTGGTCGCTGCTGCTTAATGTTGTTTTCGACGCGCTCTATCATCGCATCGGTCAAATTAATCGTAAGTTCAGGGGAATCATCGCTGGCCGTGGTGTTGGTGCTGTGATCCCATTGGTCGCCTTCGCGGAAGCTAATCGCTGCTTTGCCACGGGAGCGATTATCTGATTCGGCCTCGACGCATATCGCCAAGCGGTCCCTAGCTTCGGCGAATATCTCGGCTTCGGTAATGGCTGAGAACTCACGATCTTCTTCGGTACGTGTGGTTTTGGTTGTCATACTCTCATCCAGTTGTTATGTCCGTGTAACCGTGGTCGAATGATCTGTGGTTTCAGTTGTTCTTCGGGTTTGGTTAGTTCAGGAAAAATATCCGAGAATCCCCAGATCATTGCATCCGCACGGTTTGGGCTATTTTCACCCATGTACCCGTGCGTTGTAAAGCCGCACAGCTCGTCTTCTAACTCCCGGAAGATGCCAGCGAATCGAATCTTGCCAGTCTCCACCAATGCAGATATAGGCTCAGCACGCACCACCTTGCCACGGCTGGCGGTAACAGGCCGGAATGGCGTTCGTGGGCGTGCAACGTGGATTGTCTGGCGCACCATAGCCCCACCATAATTCATTTCAGCCACGATCCGATCGGCACTGTGGCGGTCAAATGCGTTTGTTGCTACTTTGCCCCATGTACCCGGTCCACACTTACACGTCAAGTCCTCCAGCACGTAGCCATTACCATCGACTCCCAGGCCGCACACCATGATACCAATAGCGTCATTGTCCATATTGTCGGTGTCATCGGCTCCTGATGGGTCAACAGCAACCACGATGCGTAGCATATCTGGTAACGGTTCGTCGATCACACGCCAGCGCTCAAACCATTCCTCACGAAAATGCGCATTTGGTGATGCATCTCGAAACTCGCCATAAAGGAACCGTTTACGAAGTCTCTCAGGTAGGGCCTCCAGCGTCTTGATATACGACTCAGGTAGATTAACCTGATTATCACCAGGATTGATTTGAAAGAACCCGTAGTCTTCACGAGGCAGCATCTGACGAGATTCTGGGTCTTGCAATAACTTGAACATTCGATATGTCCAATGACCTTTGTCCGGTGGATTCTCGTCGTAGTACATTTTCAGAACCAAGGGCTTACCGGTAGCCCGATCAAGCACTTTCTGAGCCAAACGCGTGACAGCCATATTACGGCTGTTGTATGCGATCTGTGAGCATTCATTAAGAAATATGCTCGCGTACTCATTGCCCAGAATCTTTTCCACTCGACCTTTATCGTCAAGGCCCCCAAACCATATCTCAGAGCCTCCTGGCATTGTGGCATACAAGTCACTCTTATTCAGGTCGTAATCGATAGATGGGAAACACTTCTGCATTATCGTGGGGAATGTATCCATGACAATGGATTGCTTCACATGGCCCAGCCTAAAGCGCAGGATCGCATGGCGACTACCCGGCGCCTTAAGAGCGCGCTGAATTATCTTGCGGACAATGAGCGCAGTTTTCCCACTGCGGGAGCCACCAGCCAGCATGATATGGGTCGCATGGCCATTTAGCTCTTCCTGGGCCTCTTTTTGCTTCTCAGTAAGCACAAAATCAGCCATCTTTATCGCTACCGATTAATACTAAAGCTACCGGGGCATTTACATCTCCCATGTGAGTCTGCTCCAGCTTTTCTCCGTACTTTTTTGGGTTCCATTTGGCTAACAACTTGAGCCTAGTCTCAATCTGTAGTTTACGATGCCCAAGCATATCCTCTTCTTTTACTTCTTTGGAACCATCTCCTTTATACGTTGTAATCTTGCCAAGCGTATGCGTATCAGCGATACTGAGAGTTTCCTCTAGTATTGCATCCATACCAACATCCCTCGCGCGCGTGATGGCTAAATCAAAGTTTGGATGTGCCTCACGCCAGTTATAAATGGTTACCCAAGCAAGACCATGCTCCCGACATATCTGCCGTAATGGCTTTCCTTCGCTCAGTTCCGCACAGATTGCTTCGCCTAGTGAGATTGTATATTTTGAGCCTGAACCTTTGGGTCTACCTAGCTTTGCCATAATCAAGCCCCCGGACGGAAGTTATGTTTTTGCTTCGGTTGCTTTGGCTTGGGTCTGATCTCAAATATTGGGCGAAGCTGCTTGCCACCGCAGGCATGCTCTGCTGCGTAAGCGATGGCCGTGGGGTTATGGACGATGACGTCCACCTTTGGCATCTTCATGCCCTTGGGTCCTGGTTTTCGCGCATATACCAATGGCTCACAAAGTCCTGACATTGACCGGCGTGGGTGAATTTCATGGCTTTCTCAGGATACCGGTAATCGTACTCAGCCGGGAATAGTGTGACCATGTAGCCATCCCCAGTGGGCCGGACATTGAGTAATGCACCCTTGAGCCAGTTTTCTGGGATTGTGGGCATCTCTGGCATGATGATGAGATCGACAAGCGGCTCCAATGCGGCATGCATGGCCCGGATGATCACGGCCAAGGGAACCAGTTTATTTGATGCGACCTCAATATTTTTGGTGTTCTTTGATCCTTTAGGCCGTGCCATGCGATGCCTCCAATCGTGCCGACTCAGCCGTGAGTCCCCCACACACAAACGAAACATCTTCCTCTCGGCATATCAGGTGTAGTTTGCCGCCCCAGTAGATGCTGGGAAATGAGTATCCCCGAAAATCGTAGCCCCCCAGCTCGATCACATCCCCTACTTTTACAGTGGTAGGCTGGAAAACGTCGCTTTTCCACACCTTGGTTCGCTGGCCCTTATCGCCGTTGTACCGCATTGGGTAGCACCCAGGGCCGACGGCCTTGATGATGCCTCGAAGGGGCTTTGTTTCCTCTTTGGTGATGATGATTGTGCTCAGCACAACATTAAGGGGCTCTACGATGATCTGGTCGCGCAATGGCCTGATTTTATCGTCTCCCGAAACATCCGTGTTAGATGCGTGATTCAGGGAGGCAGAACGGCCATCGTTCGCATGTTTTATCGACATTTTTTTGATTCTCTCTAAGTTTTTGGCGTCTTAGTACCGACTTGAATTTAGTGACGTTTTCGTCCGTAATGAGGCGATTCGTCTTTCTTGGGCTCTTTCTTTTCGTCTTTTGCCGATTCTTTGTGTATTCCAAGATGATCCTCAATGCGTTTTAGGCGCTTTTCGAGTTTGTCTTCTGGCTTACCTTCTGGGTCATGCTTTATGCCACCATCATCGCCGTCTTTACCGGTCATTTTGATCTCCAATTATTTGCCAAGATGGCACTAAGTTGCGAAATTTTACTGCAATTCTGAACAGCAATCAATTCAATCATTTATTCCCCTGTTGGAAACCACACCGCATCCAGGGCGTTTTGCCGCGGCTTAAATTCAGATCGGCCGGCCGGCTTTGGCTTTGGCTTTTTCGTTCGGCCAATGGCATCAATCAGATCTCTCCACCCATCAACGATGCTGTATTGCGCCGGAAATTTCTCTCGATTCGACGTTAGCAATCCGTGGCTTAGGGCCCGAGAGCAGTATTTGTGCGAATTCTCAAGCTGCACTCCTACCATGTGACTCAAGACCTCCCGGTAGCTGCATGGGCCGATTCTCTCGACGATCTCACAAGCCTGCCTTATGCGCTGTCCGATGGGTCGTCCTTGTTTCATGCAAGCTCCTTGATGGTCAGCGCCAGCAATTCGGCCTGCGTCCCATATTTCACCTCGAACTGAGTTTTCCACGGATGAATGGCCGGGGCAGACTCGCCGCCAGTCTGGTGATGTGGTCCACAGAGTGCCAGCACTCGCATATGCGCCCCTAGTTTAGTTCGACCATCGATATGGTGGATTGAAACGTAGGTATTTCGAATTCCGTCTTTCAAACATGCCGCACAGCCACGGTCTGCCACCTTACTCCACCATTTCTTTTCAGCTTTTGTGGTCATTGCGCTATTTCCTTCGGTTCTGTCCACACAATCCCGACTTCCGACCCAAGCGCATAAAGCCATTCCACAAAGGCGCTGGCGAGCTTTTTTGGAAAACGCCGGGTCTGCCAACCAAGCGCGACAATCCCTGATCTGTCTATGCTTGGGCACATTTCTACTGTTCCCATGCCGTCCCACAGATCACGCAGGTCCGGGTCTTTTGCCGTGTCGCGCCGAAATTGATCCACGCAAATGCGCTTCATACTCTCGGCATCCCACTTTTTTCCGTGTAGTTCAAGCTGGCGGGAAAGATCCGATAGCATCGCGTGGTATTTCTCTTCCTGCTCTCTGGTCTTACCCGCGTCGGTAAACGTCGCTTTGGTACCATCTGGAGCCTCCCATGCATACGCCTGGCACCGACGTCGTGCGGTTTCATGCACCAGGACGAAGGTTTTTTTACTCATTCTTCACCACCTTCAGCGACAGCAGATCCACCCCGGCCTGGTCGGTCAGCGTCACGCTGTGTTCATTGTCATCAACCCAAGTCACGCCCTCCCATCCAGTTTCTATTTCGCCACCGAATGCCAGTTCATGGAGCGCGAGCCCGTAAAGCAGGTCTTTGACGCAATCCTCCCGGCGCTCGATTGGCACGGATAGCAGGTCTGAAATTAGTTTTAATCTATATTCTGTGCTCACAACAAAAATCCCCTGCTTTGCATAAAGTCTACTGGGTGCGTTGCTCGCTTCTGGCTATTGCAGTGCCGGCGCAATAGTTGGATGTTGTCGTCAGTATTTGATCCACCAAGAGCCACCGGCATCTTGTGATCTAAATGGAAGTCTTTCCCTAGTGGCTTTTTACAGCAAGGGCACAAGCCCCTCTGTAACTTGAAAAGTTTGGCAGATAATCCCTTGGATAAAACCCCTCCGTTTTCACGTTTGCGGGCTTCTCGGTTTTGACCGTGGATGCGTTTGGCTTCTGGATTAGCTAGCCGCCATGCTGTGCTGGCTGCATTTGCCTTCTCTTTATTGGCCGCGTGCCAGGTGGCGTGGTTAGCTTTAGCCTTCTCTGGATTGGCGGTATTCCATGCTGCGTTAGCTGCTTTCTTGCGCTCAGGGTTTGCTTTAGCCCATGCGGCATTAGATGCTCGTATTTTGTCGGTATTAGATTTTCGGTAGATGGCTTCAGATGCTCTGCATTTATCAATATTTTCCGCTCGATAAGCGGCAGCGTTGGCTCTTATTTTGTCGATATTTGAGACGCGATAGGCAGCTTGGGTTGTGCGTACTTTATCTAAATTTGCTGCGTAGTAGGCAACACCTTGTGCACGATATTTATCAGCGTTGGCTTTGTAGTGGGCGGCTTTTGTTACACGGATTTTTTCGGTGTTGGTTGTGTAGTAGGCGGCGTTGGCTTCTTGCACTTTATTTTTGTTGTTCGCCCTCCATACTGCGCTGATTTCCTTATGACGCTCTGGATTTGCTACGCGCCAGGCTTCGGCGAATGCCCTTGCGCATGGCTTGCATTGCCCCCTCGGACCGCGATCAGTCTCGACTTGGCATTTTTTGCAGAATCTAATCATTTGATACCCTCACTTGTAATTGAATTGTGTGGGTAATCTCTCTGAGTGAGCAGAGGAAACGGTTGCAACCGCTGTCCCCACAGTTCCAATTTTGAATATATTTTCATGAAATGTCAACAGGTCTGAAATTTTGTTCAGGGTATAGGTATTCCCGCTCATTCAGATTCAGTCAAGCTTCCTTGACCACCACGTAGCGCGTGCTTGTCAGGTACACGTCATCGGAAGTCATTGCGGTGGGGTAGTCCAGGTGGCGCTCGAATGCCAGTGTGTCGGGCTCGGCCCCGCCATCAGGCAGCGTGCGGCCCTTGTCCCAAACCTGCACCAGCACCTTGTAATCGGCGGTGTCAGCATTCTCGATTCGTACTTTTTTCGTCATTTTCTTCATCCTTTGGTGGTAGTAATAGGTCACCTTGATCCGCCGTGACCGAGTGGCGGCGGGGACACTCAACGTGTGAGCATTCCCATATATACGTATAATCTGCTGCGTAGTGACGTTGCGGCTTGCGCTGGCATACTGGGCACGGTTCAGGCTTCATTGCGTCTCCATTTTCTCAAGCCACCTCCGAAATGGCGCGGTGATGCGGTCAATTGGGGTCTGCGGCGCTACCGGCTTTGATTCTGGTATGGGCCAGGGTACGTTGTGATCGAGCTCAAACACTGGCTGGCCGGACAGTTGAAGGGATGGGGTGTCGGTGGGTTGAGTCATTTGGTAATCATGATGTGAATTCCCAGTGTTGCCAGAAGCCAATGCCGTTTTGCGCGAAACAGCGGTGTTTGAACTCCCTTCACATCCTCGCAAACGATCTTCCCGGTTGCTGTGTCAGAATAGACAAAATCAGCGACGTAACGCATGGCTGGCTTGGCTCGTTTCTCGCCTTCAAACTTGACGCTCGGCGCCAGCTCATATGCAACCTGTCGGGTTAGCCCCGCAATGTGGCCAGCCTTTTGCAGCATCACTAAATCAGCATAACGCTTGGCCTCGGCGCGAGAATCAAAAACAATACCCGCCACCTCGGTTTTCTTAGCTCCAAATTTGTTCATAGCACACCCCCCACCATTTCAGCAATCTGTCGCAGCACTAAGCGTGCATCGGCATTTTCAATAACCGTCCTGAAATTTCCAGAGCCAATGCGTAGATTTAGTTCATTTGCGGCTTCCAGTTGCGCTTCCAGGCGTTCGATCGTGCGCTTTAATTGGGCGACGGTTGGTTTTGCTTCGTTCATCGCGCACCCCCCGCCACAATCAGCAGCGATACCGCCAGTAGTAAAAATATTGACCAAAAAATGATGACGGCCAAGCGCAAGGGCGTGAGTAGGATTGAGATTATGGTTCTCATTTTTTACTCTCTTCCAATGCGGCCTCAAACTCCTTGCGCCAGAGGACTATTTCATCAACATTGGAATAGGGGCAGGAAACAGGCCAACCTGATAAGCGGGCGACGGCATCCTGCTTCGCACGCCGGATGATTTCAGTTTGTTGGGTAGGGGTCATTTTGTGGCGCGATTCATTTGGGACCAGTTTTCCGCCAATACAATTTTCATCTCTGGCGTTGCTGCGATGTAAGTTTTTATTTGATCTGGAACCGTATCACCCGGCATATCTAGCGGTTTCCACCACAGTAACTCCGATAAAATCAGAGCCGCGTCTTCTGGCGTGTCATACCAGCAGCTATCCTCAGTCATCGAGTTAAAACACCCACAGTACCCGGCGCTATTGATGCCAACGTACACGGTTTCGCTGTCGCAAGGGGGAAGACCATCAACTTTCACATTATTCCAACGCATGATTGCCCTTTCATTGTTTTACTTCCACTCGCCATAATCCCCGGTGTTACCTTTACGGAGCTGGTCGAAGTAGTCCTTTTGCAATTGGCTACCGGGCCAACGCTTCCAGCCGTACACAAACCCTTTAAACCAGTCCAGGCCGCGCTGCCTTGTGAGGGCGAGGTATAGCCGGACTTCTGATTTATGTCTGAATTCTTCATTGTGCATTTCCGTGTCTGCGTGAAATGTTATGCCGGTCTGCAATTTGTTTTACAAACTTGCGAGCTTTACTATTCCATTCATCGTCGCTATCAACTCCATCGCGGCAGTCTTTTCCGCTTATTCTATAGACGGTCCAGCCAATATTTTGCAACTTTGTATCGCGGGCTTCATCTTTGGCTTTGTCGCAGTGGAATGCTACGCCATCACATTCAATTGCAACCATCGCTACGGGATTGGCAAAATCGACAAAGAACCCTGCTATGGGGTATTGCGGATACAGCACAAGATCAAGGGCACGTATGTCATTCCACAACCAACTTTCAATCGGAGTAAACAGCGCAACCCAATTTATTTCGTATGGGTCAATTCCCCACTCTGCTTTGCCCGCTTCTTTGATTTCAGGAAGCGCCAACCGATAGAAATCGCGCAAGGCGTTGAATCTGTTTTTTAGGTCCGCTCCAACAATCAAAGGCAATAATCCAGAACGCTTCGCGGAGTTTTCAAAAGACTTAACAACTGACGCCATTAAATCTTTCATATATCACCCCGTTTCGACGTCGCCCTTTGCGGCGCTGGTCCAGACCATCCGGTAAACTTGGTTCTGTCACCCTGATAGCTCAAATTCACCACGCCGGTTCTGCCGTTGCGGTTTTTGGCTATTACCAACTTCGCGTAGTAGTTCCACTCGTGGCCCAGTTCCGGTTTTGCCTGGATCGGCCGGTGAATGAACATCACTACATCCGCATCCTGCTCAATCGCGCCAGAATCGCGCAAGTCGCTTAGTTGCGGTGTCGCATCGGTTCTCTCTTCAACTTTACGGTTTACTTGCGCCAGACACAGCACAGCCATTCCGAGTTCTTTTGCAAGCGTTTTCAGACCTCGGCTGATCTCTTCGAGTTGATAGGCGCGCTGCTGCTTTTGATCAATCCCGTTCATCAATCCGATGTAGTCCACGATCAGCACGTCGAGACCGCGTAGGCGCTTGATGTTGCGGGCCTTGCTGCGCACTTGGTTGATGTTCAAGCCACCCTGGTCGCTGACGCAGAATTTAAGCGTCCTGGCGCGCTCTACGCTATCGATAACCCTATCCCATTGCAGACCGCTCGCTGGGCGCTTGACGTGCGACAGGCTAACGTTACCCAGCATGGCCGTCATGCGGTCGCGAACATCGTTCTGCGTCATTTCCATCGAAAGCATGGCAACTGAATATTTTTCTGCCATGTGCAGGCCAATCGTCATCCCCAAAGCTGTTTTACCCATAGACGGTCGCGCCCCAACGATGACTAATTCCCCAGCTCGAAAACCACCCTCAAGGCAGTTATCCAGGTCTATCAAACCAGTTTCCCACGCATGGATCTTACCGCTGTCCCGGTCTTCCAGCATCTGTGTATGCAAAACCATACCGTCATAAGCCGACACCCAATCGTCCTTGGGCGCGTTGTCGATCAACTTAGCTAGTTGGCCTTGCGCGCAGTCGATACGGTCCTCGATTGAGCGTTGGTGATCATGTGCCAGTTCTGTAAGCTCGGAACTAACGGCCATCAATGCTCGGCTTTTAGCGCGCTCAATCACCAGTTCTGCGTAACGCTTGATGTTGGCTGTGCTGGCCACATACTGCGCCAGCTTGTTGAGTTCTTGGATCTCGATCTGTCCCTGCATCGCCATAGAAACGGTCACCACATCGCAAATATTTCCGGTATTTATCTGGTGTGAAATCTCAATGAATAAGGCGCGGTTTGTAGAGCTTAAAAAATGCTCTGGTTTTAGTTTGTCACTGATCCGGTCAAACGCTGCGTTATCAAGCAAAAGACTGCCGACTAGACCATTCTCTGCGTCCATGTTGATAATTGACTCAATCATGTATTCTTCACTGTTCATGCAGCGGCCTTTTGATTTTCGTAATTACCCTGCACCACCTTCGCGAAGTTGTCGGCTTTCATCAGCCACCCGAGATCGCAGTTTGTCCACTTGCCACTGCGACCAGTCAGGAAGTCGCTTCCGGCAACGTATCCAAAGAACCTACTGAACCAATCGACTGCCTCGACCTCGGTCGTTGCATAGCGTTCAAGGTTGCGCCGGCGCGCGGTCAAAACCCACTTCCAGCGCGCCCGCATAGATTCAGCGTTCTTTCCTGCCCACAATTCCGGCTTTGGCTGAGGAAGTTCCGGTAGGTGATTGCCGAAAAGGTCGATCAGGACTAGATGCGGGCAGGCCGGTATCGCGGTCGGCTTGCCGTCCGCACTCTCTCCTCTTATGGCTATTGGCTTATGGCTATTGGCTTGGGTTCCATTCGGTTTCTGTGCTGGAAACCCTTCGCTAACCGTTTTGGTTTGTTCTTTAACTGTTTCGCTTTCTGGTATAACCGAATCAGTTATTTCCTTCGGCCTTCCTCCCATCCGGCCGATAAGCTGGTTTACCTCGGACTTGACCTGTTTGTGGTGGATCTCTTCGTCGCATCGACTTTGGTGCCATCCGTCAGCCGTTTTCTCGAAGAACTCATTGAGTACAATCTCAACGGCCTCACGCTCATCGTCGCTCTTTGCGCCTACTAAGCGTTGCACAGCGCGTACATCGGCCAGCAGTGACTTTTCCGCCGTGTAGTAAACATCAAGCAGCATCGTGTAGACCCCATGCTCCAGTAAGCTCAAGTGGCGGGTTGCCGCAGCGTAGTCTCCGATATGACGCTTGTAGTAGTTCACAGACCAAGCCGTCTTGCAATAGCTTTGAATGCACACTCGATCTGTTCCGCTGTGGCACCAGGATGGGCGCGAAGCCATGCCTGTTTCTCGTAGTCATAGAGGGCGTAGGAACTCATGGTGTAACACCTTTATCCAGCACACAGACAGCCTTGACGGACCAGGAGGAAACCGGCACGAAGCCTGAGAAACCTGGCGAATCTTGCGATTCGGCTGAATATGTGCTGGATGAAAATGTCACTGGAATTTCCTTTTTTAAGTCCGTCAAGACCGGGTGAATTTGATTGCGTCTGTGTGTTAGCACACTTTACTCCTATTTCACCGCTCTAAAAATATTTATTTCGTTGTGCAGTGCAGCATGGATCAGCACCGGGTCCCAAAGCTCTGAACCTCAGCCGCAGCCCCGTCGCGTATGTTCCAGGCCGGTCCCGTGTACGCCCCTCGCTGTGTGCCGTTGCAGTGCGTCCTTGTGGGCGTTACCACCTGCGGTTCAGGCTCGATGCTTTCCAGCTCGCGTGCGGCCCGCTCGATACGGGCTTTTTTAGAAGCGGCGAGAATCAACGTAACCCGATCGGATCTCATGTGGAAATATTCTGCGATCTGGCGAAGGGAAATGCCCTGCGCGTCCATCAGTGCCATGCGGTCCATCGTCTCCTGCGGCGTGCGTTGCAGTAGGGAATCGCGGGTGATCACAATACCGTGCATGCGCATTAGCCGCCCCAGTGTCTTGGGGCTGATACCGACAAATTCGATGATCTCTGCGCGTGTTTTACCCTGGCCGGCCAGCTCGAAAACGGCAGCGAGTTGAGCTGCTTTTTTTACGCGCTTGAGCTCGGCTGTGCGGATTTCGGTGATTGTTTTTAGGCGCATGAAGGAACCCTTTCTATTGGTTTTTCAACCAGCGCAAGAATTGGATTTGCGCTTACGTGATTTTTTTTAAGCTCGACAGAGACAGCATCGATTGCGTCAAACGGGATATTTGTTGCAACCTCGAATTGCGCGAGCTTTCCGTCCAGGCGGCAGAAGACTTTCATGCTTTCACTCCAGTAAGTACCCGGCGCAGAGCGGCGTTTTTCATGGTTTAGGCACCTGCGGGGACTTGGCTTTTAAACAGGTAGTCATGCAGCGCTTGAACCCGGCTAAAACCAGGGTCGCTCTCCTGGTTCTTGATGCGCAAAATTGTGTCGTATGGGATGCCGCTTTCGTCTGCGACTCGCCGAAGGTCGCCTGTTCGCTTTTCCAGCTCTGCGACTACGGCTTCAAGGATGTTTGGATTGCTCATATTCAGCATCTTAGGCATATGTGCCTTGTATGTCAAGTCCTATTTTCACGGAACACACCCGAAACACTATGTTACAGTTTAGATGGTAAAAATGCCTGAAATGACTTGACGTATAGGTAGATATGCCTGATACTTCACTCATCGCACCAAAAAGCGCAAGACCCAGCCCGACGCAACGAGGGCTTTTATCCGAACCGCATGGCGCTAGGGGGTTTAGGGCCAAGGCCTACAGCTGGGGGGCGATGAGAGATGAGATAGGTAGACCACTTTGACTCCGGGGTGCCAGCCCGGACGAGCGCGAAGGCTGAGGACGCTAATGAGCCGAGCCCCATCGAGGGCAAACCGATTAGCAGTAGGCTGGAGACAGTCAAACGCCGGTACGCGATCCGGCACACAATTGCCCTTGGGAACAGGGGCAAAACCAAAGCAGATTTTGCGGTATGCTTTGGTTTTGGACGCAAGTCATGCCCTGACGCCGCAAGGCAAAAAGGGATTGAGGGGATTTTCCCAAGACTGGGCCGCGCAGTGCAGCGGAAGGAGTAAAAATGCTGGCAAAACAAATCCAGCGGGTTGCCGAAGAAGTGATGGTGCTTAACCACCATTTCTCCGACGTACAAGTTTCCGACATGGTGTATTCGCTAATTTTTGGCGAATACGACGGGCGTGAAGCCCACAAGCGCAATCTCGCGCTGGTCGTGCGGACAATTAGTTAGCTCGCAAGTCTGGCAAGACTAAAAACATGCCGCCCGACTCCGGGGCGCGTACCGGGTGACAAATCAAACTGCACAAGTTGCGGTTTTTTTTCGTCCAAATTTTGCGAGAGTGATGTGTGAAGGTGAATTGCCCGATGAATTCCAACGTTTCGGGCCGTGGTTGTCGGAGACGTCCGATTTACCACGATGGAGGTGTGGAGTAATTACCGCACAAGTGCCATGAGGTCGGGTGATGGTCCCGGCCGCCTTCACACATCATTCTCGATGAGAGTTGAGATAAGCGGCGGCGTGAAATTTTTAAACAGCACGCAAAACTGGGAATATGCCGGTGACGTAAACCGGGGAAGAAACGAGCTCATCCGCTGCCAGGTTCGTGCGGGTGACTTGTGGGGCACGTCAGACAGTGCCATTCCGGGGTGGTGTCCGGACCGCTTTTCTCAGCTCTCGATGAGCGATTTTTCGATGTGCAACTACAGGAGTTTAGATGGCGACCAAGAAAAAAACGACGAAGGCGATTGAAGCGGCACACGCGCCTGCTACGCCGGTAGTGATCGGGTATAAAGGCTTCGATACTGATCTGAAATGCCGAGGCTTCGGCTACGAGGTCGGCAAGAGCTACGAACATGATGGTCCGGTTAAGGCGTGTAAGTCAGGATTCCACGCATGCGAAAACCCGCTGGACGTGTTCTCGTACTATGGCCCGGTTGATGCCAGGTTTTGTCTCGTCGAAATGTCGGGCGAGTTGAGTCGACGCAGCGAAGATAGCAAGATCGCATCGGCAAAGATCACGATCAAGGCTGAAATCGGATTGCCGCAGATCATCGCGGATTCGGTTAAGTGGATCATGGCTCTGTGCAAGGCCTCAGCGCTGGGCGCTGAGGCCGCGTCGGGCGACTACTCGCAACTGGCCGCGTCGGGCGACTACTCGCAACTGGCCGCGTCGGGCGACTACTCGCAACTGGCCGCGTCGGGCGACTACTCGCAACTGGCCGCGTCGGGCGACTACTCGAAACTGGCCGCGTCGGGCGACTCCTCGAAACTGGCCGCGTCGGGCGACTCCTCGAAACTGGCCGCGTCGGGCGACTACTCGCAACTGGCCGCGTCGGGCGACTCCTCGAAACTGGCCGCGTCGGGCTACTCCTCGAAACTGGCCGCGTCGGGCGACTCCTCGAAACTGGCCGCGTCGGGCGACTCCTCGCAACTGGCCGCGTCGGGCAAAAAATCTGTTGCCTGCGCCGCCGCTCCGAACTGCACGGCCAGCGCGGGAGAACTCGGCTGCATCGTGTTGACGCGCTGGGTCGGCATCGAAAATCGCTATCGGGTGTCGGTTGGATACGTCGGAGAGAACGGGATCAAACCGAACGTGATCTACAAGATTGGTTCTGCCGGCGAGTTCGTGGAGGTCGAATGAACAACCTTCCCACCGCCATCACCCGTTCCCTAGCGCCCTGGACGCCGCCAACAGAAGATCAATGGCTCGCTGCTGACCTGGCCGATCTAAAGCGCAAACAGCAAGACCCGTTCCGCCAGCGGGAAGCCGACGAAGCGATGCGGCGGGAGTTGGATTTTCAACGGATGGAGGGGAAGGCGGCATGAGCGCGAACAATCTGGATATGATAAATAGGCTGCGATACATTGCTCAAAACGGAGTCAACGCAACCCAACGTGATCTTGCCCGGAAAGCTGCCGACGCTACTGAGCGCCTAGCTGAAAACGAGCACGTTATTGCTTCGCAAAAAGAGCATATCGAAATGCTTGAATTTCATCTGGGGAAATGCCGTGATAGCGCTTACCAGATGTATTACGCCACTGTCGGCGTGCTGCCTGAAAATTATGCAAAGCGTAATGAAGACGCTGCGCTGCGTGAATATGGTCCGGATGGCAAACAAAAAAAAGCGAAGGTGAAAAAATGATCTTCCTCACATCAGCCAAAGACTGGATTGGAAGCATCTTTTCTCCAGTCCCGATAGAGCAGGCCATTGCCATGATAGGCGAAGAGGCGCAGATAGAGATAGCGCAACGGGACTACGCCATAGTGAAAGAGCGATTCGGGCGGCACATGGCTGTGGCAAAGCTTGAAGCGGTGCGGTCTTGGGGGAAAACGTCATGAGCGAAAAATGTTCTAAATTTATCAGTAGTAATTTTACTGTCTACCAATGCGGGAAACCAGCCAAATTCGAAGCTAACGGCAAGCACTTTTGCGGAATCCACAACCCAGATAAAGCGCCGACGAAGGCGCAGGTTCAGGCAAAGGAAAACTACAAAAAACAACTCACAGTATGGCGGATTAACGCTGCTGCGCCGGACTTGCTTAGTGCGTGTGAGCGTGCCAGGTGGTGCATCACCGGGCTATTGCACGGCACCCCAGTACGCGATGCTGATGAAACATTGAGTGAGATTGATGCGGCTATCGCAAAGGCCAGAAAATGAACGGCTGTACCCAAGTTTGTAACCAGGGCCGAGATTGCACCTGTAGCCCGATGGTCTGCGAAAACAGCGACGGCTCAGATGTCGACCTACCGATCACGATGCACGACGATTTTTTCTCGTGGATCGATGACCTGGTGGTTGCTGCGCGCTGGGTATTGCTTGGGGCCGCTATTTTTGTGGCTACCGGCGCAGCAGCCTTTTTTGTTTTTAACTGAGGAAAGAAAAATGAATGAAGTAGTGGAACTAAAACCTAAAGCGGGCGCACTGACATCGCCACAACAGGGCCGCATGGCCGTGTCGGACATCATCAGTCATGTCGCACTTGTGCAGGAGGTCATGCGCGCCGTTATGAAAAAGGATGTGCATTACGGCATCATCCCAGGCACGCCCAAGCCGACACTCTATAAAGCTGGCGCCGAAGTGCTGTGTATGACATTCCGGGTCGCTGACACCTATGAGGTGGAAGACCTGTCTACCGCCGACATGATCCGTTACCGGGTAAATTGCATCGGTACCCACCAGACAACGGGGATTGTTCTCGGGTCCGGCCAGGGCGAGGCCTCAAGCAGCGAGGAAAAGTACAAATGGCGCAAGGCTATTTGCAAGGAAGAGTTTGACGAAACACCGGCCAATATGCGCCGGGTCAAGCATGCGCATGGTAAAGGCGGGACGACCTACAGACTGGAACAGGTTCGTACCGAACCGGCCGATCTAGCCAACACCGTTTTGAAAATGGCAAACAAGCGCGCCAAGATGGCAATGACCTTGAATGTCACCGCCGCCAGTGACTGTTTCAGTCAAGACCTTGAAGATATGGATGCTGCGCTGGTAGACCACCTTACCCGGCACGAGGGCGATGCGCCGGCTGACCAAGGAGCACCCAAAGAACTGCCGCCATGCCCGGATGCCAAGTTTTCCAAGTCACTACCGAACTGGGAGAAGTCTGTTTCCGAAGGCGGCAAGGTCGCCGACCTGCTGGCAATGTTGCAAAGCAAGTACACGCTGAGCGCCGAGCAATTGGCGGCGGTCAATGCGCTGACGGCCAAGCCCGCAGATGCACCGGTCATCGATGACGAATTTGTCAACGCATTGGGAGATTGATATGAAGGCCACTATCCATAATATTCAGCAGGGTTCAGATCTGTGGTTACGCTTGCGCAGCCAGTACAACACCGCCAGCGAAGCGCCAGCCGCCCTTGGCTTTTCCAAGTACCAGACCCGCACTTCCCTGATAAAGCAAAAATCAACCGGTCTGGCTGACGAAATTGACGGCGCGAAACAGGCTCTGTTCGATCGTGGGCACGCCGCTGAGGATGCCGCACGAGCGATCGCCGAGGAAATCATAGGGGAAGACCTGTTCCCAATCACAGCAACGCTCACAGTCGACGAGGTTCCCCTGCTGGCGAGTCTGGACGGGGCAACGTTGGACGGGAAGATCATTTGGGAACACAAACTATTTTCCTCCCAACTAGCAGCGGATATTCTTGTTGGCATTCTCGATCCTCACTACAGCACACAAATTGATCAGCAATTGTTGGTCACGGGCGCAGAAAAATGTCTTTTTATGACTTCGGACGGCACTAATGAAAAGATGGCTCACCAATGGTATTACGCCAACCAATCCAAGTTCGACGCGTTGATTGCCGGATGGCACCAGTTCACCGCAGATTGTATGTCCTATGTCCCGGCTCAAGCAGTAGCCGAAGCCGTGGGCCGCGCCCCCGAAACACTGCCCGCCCTGCGCATCGAAGTCACTGGCATGGTCACAGCAAGCAATCTGGCCGAATTTAAGCAGACTGCCCTGGCCGTGTTTGCGGGCATAAACCGCGAGTTGACCACGGACACCGAGTTTGCCAACGCCGAGAAAACTATCAAGTGGTGCGGTGATGTCGAGGACCGGCTGGCCGCAGCTAAGCAGCACGCCCTGAGCCAAACTGAGAGTATTGATGATCTGTTTCGGACGATTGACGACATCAGCGCCGAGGCGCGGGCCGTGCGCCTGGAACTGGACAAGCTGATCAAGACACGTAAAGAACAGGTCAGGGGCGAGATCGTGGCCGGCGGCATCGCCGAACTGCAAAAGCATATCGCCGGTCTGAATATCCGCCTGGGAAACAGGCCATATATGCCAATCATCGCTGCCGACTTTGCGGGAGCCATCAAGGGCAAGCGCACCGTTGATAGTCTGCGCGACGCGGTAAGCACCACGCTGGCAAATTCCAAGATCAGCGCTAGCGCCATCGCCGACAAGATTCAAGCGAACCTGACCACGCTGCGCGAGCTGGCAAAGGACTATGCATTCCTGTTTGCCGACACAGCAAACCTTGTTTTAAAGGACACGGACACCGTTGAAAACATCATCAAGATTCGTATCATGGATCACAAGGAAGCCGAAGCCAAAAAGGAAACCGAGCAGCGCGAGCGCATCCGGGCCGAGGAAGTCGCCAGATTGGCGCGGGAAGCGATTGCCGAGGCCCAAGCCACGACGGTACCGGCACCGGTGCAAGCGCAGCCTATGGTGTCAACTGTGACCGTTCGGCAAGTGGATCGTCCTCTTTTCCAATCTACTCAACCAGCGCCAGCGGTGAAGGTCAACACCATCCGGGAAGAAATTAATGCTCGCCTGGACAATTTGAGCGACGCCGACCTGCCGCGCATTCTTAGCTTTTTAAAATCACGCTACCCGCAAGGAGTGACGGCGTAACAGTTACGGCCTGAAAGCGGATGCTTTGTCTAGCCATCACCCAACGGTTAAGCCCGGAAGTTTTGGGTCCGGTGACACAGTGAAGCGAGTAGGGTCACCTTTTATTACATGGGAAATGGACATGAACCACATTGAAAAAGTGATTGATGGTCACGTCATTAGATATGATTCCGGATTTCAATCTGTCATTGAAGAAAAAAGATGGTCTGTAACGAAAAATAAAAACATATTTTATGTTCGGTCATCACAACTTTATATGCACAGGTTGATTATGTCCGCTTCCAAAGGACAGATGATTGACCACATTAACGGAGACGGACTTGATAACCGGATAGAAAACCTAAGATTCACCAATCATCAAGCGAATAAAGCTAATAGTTTAGATAGACGGTCAACGAGTAAATACATAGGCGTAAGCACTCACAGAAGAAGGTTCCAAGTAAGCGCAAAAGACAATGGAAAGAATGTCCATATTGGGATGTTCGTGTTGGAAGTCGATGCAGCCAAGGCGTATGACTCTTTCGCATTAAAGAAATATGGTGCCAATGCGTTGCTTAACTTTCCAACTATTCAAATGGCCGAGTAGGGCCACCAACAAGAGAATAAAATGGGCAAAAATATTGTAGTTGATGAACAAGATATTTCAGGCGCACTTGCTGTCTTACACACTGAAATAATTCGTCTGACCGCCGAGAATAGCCTACTCAGCGGCACGCTTGACAGCCGCGACCGGAATATCGAAATGCTGGTGGAAGAAAATAAACGCATGACTGCTGAGCGAGACGCCCTGCGCATCTTCGCACAATTCGTCATGGAGGCTTGGCCCGACGATGATATTGATGGCGGCGACTTGCAAGACAAGGCGGTTGAGCTGGGCCTGCTAAAGCTTGAAGACCCGGCACCTACAGACTCATGTGGGGAATACTGCCGTTGTGCTGAGATGTATAGCTGCGAGGAGTGGGAAAATGGCGAAGTAATGTGCTACCGGCGCACAGCGCTGTTGACGGGAGAAACAAAGTGAGCAAACATGCCGATCTGATTAAGGGGTTACGAGCACTCGCAGCGGATTTATCCAGTGGCAAACAAGTATGGATTCCTGCCTGGATACTGACCGCTTCTGCGGACGCTATAGAAGCCATTGATGCGCCAGAGCAGTCATTGCAGCAGATCGCAGAGTTTGGTGAGGCGCAGAATCAGGTGCCACTGACAGATAAGCAGATTGACGAGATGGGGCAACGCTGGGTGCGTGATGGGTACGACCTGCTTCATTTCGCCAGCTCTATTGAAGCTGCACACGGAATTAAGGAATCGAAATGATTAACCTCACTGAAATGCAAAAGGCGGCAGAGTTCGGATATTACGATCAGTGCGAACCTGAAAATATCCTCAAGCTGATCGATGTTGCGCGGGCGGCCAAACGCGCTTGGGAACTGCTTAATGTGATTCGTCCGCGCAGCCCTGAAACGGACAATCTTTTCAGGGCACTGGAGGGGATTGAGTTGTGATCACTTCGGCCAGGTCTGAATCACCTTCATGGTGTCAGAGGAGATGCCCGCAGCCTCTGCTGCCAGTCGAGTAACTTCGTCTGTGCATTCTCCAAGTATGGTACTTGCAGTCTCTGCGTATCGATTGACGGCATCTCTGGAAGCCTTGGACACGTCGGCACGGGCGGTGGTAAGGTCGTTGCGCAGGCTGACAGCAGTGCGGCGGGTAGCAGCAGCAGCCGACGCGAGTTTAGTTTCTCTGATTTTTGCATCATCATTTGCCCTCTTTAGGTTAGTTGCATACTCTGCTTCCTTGGTCCTGGCGACCAGTTCTGCCGCCTTCGCTGCGACTGCGTAGTCACTTAGTTGCTTTTCCAGCTTTTCTATTTTCGGCTGGTCCTTGGCAAGTTGGTGCGACTCCCCGGCCATGAAGGCCCACCCGTAAGCCCCCCAGCCAAGCGCCAGCAGCACCAGCGCGCTGATGATGTACTTGTTCCACAGCAGTTTGCCAGAGAGGCCTCCAATGGCCAGTACGACACCAAGAATCACGACGATGATCAGTGTGTATTTGTTGAACAAAAGATCAGCAATAAACATCATGGCTTTTCCCCAATACACTCTTTAAATTCGGCCTGGCGTCGCAGCGTCAGACCGTGTATGACGCGCCCCTTCACCTTGTCCCAAGAAAGCAGACCCAGGCAGGCCCCTTCGTAGTCGAGCAGGTTGAGCTTCTTGGCTACGGTCGAATGGCAAAAGGCGTAAGCCCCGACGTTGTAGGCAAAGCTCACATAGGCCGAAAACTCATAGGGGTACATCGGAACCGGGGCGCAACGCTTGACGGCCCGCTCAAACTTGCTTGCGTCCCTGAGCAGATCGACCAGCGCCCTGGGCGGCGTAGTGTGCTCACCTGGCCTGAGCGGTGTGCCATCAGCGTGCGTTGTCGTTCCAAACCCATAGGTTTCTACATCCCCTGGAACTGGGATTACTGTGTCGCTCGTGTAGCTTTCATGCACAGCAATTCCCACGAGTGTGGTTGCTGCCAGCACCAGTCCAGCGCTTGCGGTACGTTGTTGAGGTGTCATAAGTTATCCATGAGGAGTACTTTGATAGACTCCCATAAGTACAACAAGCAGAACGCCAGCTAGGGAAATTGCAATTGCAATCCATGACTTGCCATCTTCTTTAATTGACTTGACACCGGTTTCCTGCCCAGCGTTTTGATCTAGACGACTCTTAGTATCAGCAATTTTTTCGTCCATCGCCTTATTCGAGGCTGTGATCAATGTATAAATTTGGTCAATCTGTTTTGTCACGGCGATTTCACTTTTACTAATCGCTAAGGCGCTTGACTTATTCTGTTCGCCTACTGCCTCCTTGGCCGCTTGTAAGGCTGCATCTACCGCTGTCTTGCTATCCTTCGATGTTTGCTCTGTTCGTGTATCACGCTCCCGAAACTGGGTTTGAATCGAGTTGAACTTTTCGGTATGAATCAAGTTAAGTTGCGCGATTGCATGATCAATTAGGTCGGTTATTCTTTCAAAATTGATGGTCAGTTTGTCAACCGCTTTTTCTCCTGCAATCAGTCGATTAGAAATCTTATCCTCCAACAGACTCACCTCGCGCAAAAGTTGCCGCGTGGTAAGTTGTGAAGGATCAGTTATCATAATTGAATCCTGTAGATATGGTTCTGGCATAATATCTCCTTAGCGCATGATTCGATAATTGCCAAGACCTGGCACAAATTGAGCAACCAGCACCAGCAAAAGAAGCACACCAGTTATCGCAAGTATTGGCATCTGCGCAGGCGCAAGAAAGAATTTAGTGATCACCCAATATGCCAGGTAAGCCACAACAGCGAAGACGACGAGAAAGATTAAAAGGCTTGTTAAAGTCATGAGATTCTCCTTGGGTTGAAAATTAGGCAAGCCGGCTGCGAAGGTAAGCGCACTCAAGTACGAGTGCTTCTTCATAGCGCACACCGTAGCGCTGCTGTGCAACGCCTTCTTTGTCTGTCCACTTGTCAAGACAGAGTAGACCGTATTGCATCGCGTCCAGTCCCTCAGACGCGAAGGCTGCTTGAACCCGTTGTGCGATGACACCAAAATGCCAACGTGCCCCGTCTCCCTTTTCTGCAACGGCGTCATTGAACTTAAATTGGCAGTATTCGACTTTGGCCCATGCTCGAAGTGCAGCGGCATCAATTGGCTTGATCTGTTGCTTGAGTGTCTCGTCCGATGTATTAATCGTCCCTGTAGCTGCAAAGAGAACTTCCCAACGCTCAGCAGCCGATCCTAATCGCATACCAACATCAACTTTTGGGAAAAAGGAAATAATTCCGCCTGTTTGACCTGCGTCGATATTACACGCATCGGTCATTACACCGGCCTTCATAACTCTAAAACAGTAGTTACCATATCCTCCAGAGCCAGAATTAGATTGCTCCTGTACTGTTTCGGATTGAAGGAAAGTCGTAGCACCATAATACTGCTGCTTCCCTCTGAATACTGGGTATCCGCTATCTGTTGTATCACCAACCCCCGGCATTATTTCAATCGTCGGTCGCGAGACGTTTGAGCCAAACCCGATTGAGTTCGCTGCTGTATTGATGAGTGGGTTACCATCATTGATACCGCGCCCAAAAAGCATTGCCCCATTATTAGAATTGAGTTGGAACCCAATTGCTGTCGTACCGTCTACACCAGTCGTCACACCTGCTTTTACGTTGTAGCCAAGGGCAATTGCACCAACGCCATTAAGGCCAGTTGTCGCAAACCAACCAGCAGCAAACGATGCGCGCCCATTCGCTGCGGATTCTTCGCATAAAGCCGCAGATTTCTCGCCCAGAGCAATTACATTCCTGCCGTATGCAAATGAGCAATATCCTGCGGCCGCGGTAGGAGCATCTGGATTCCCAGCGCAGGAACCAGCGCCGCCAGCGGTACCAGCTACACCATAGACTACACAGTCATGCCCAAACGTGTTGGAGTAGGGGGCGTAGCTGGCACCGTTGCGATTGAACGCTGTAGAGTACACGCCAATGATTGCCGGGTCACCCCAGGCATTAGCAGTACCCCCGCCAGGGAGTCCGCGCCAATAATTACGTGCGTCGTCCAAAGACGTGGTATCCGAACCACCATAGCGTAGGGAGCCTTTGTTAGTTATGAAGTGCAGGTCTACACCTCGCGTGTCTGTTCCAGTCACGGCTTGAGGGTAGAGTTTGTTCAGGACGGCTTCATCAAGTGTAGCTACACCGTTTGCACCGTAACTTGGAATGCCAGAGTGACCGATCAGAGAGGCCCCATCGGGTGCAGAGGTTGCGGCGAGATCATCCTCCAGTTCAGCGGTAGCTGACTGGTTTGCCACGACATACGTTGCTTCGTTAATTTGGTTGCCCATTGGGTCAAACAGCGTAAAAGTGTAGGCCGCACCATTCACTAAGAACAATTGGCTGGACACCCCGCTGGAATTCGACACCTCACCACGATTGTTCAACGGGATCGGGTTGGGCAGCGGAATCGACCCGGCTGAGTCCTGATAAGTCGCGTAGTTGACCCCGCCGACCTGTGTCAGCACGGACCCTCCCGCGTTGGGTTGGCCCTGATTGTTGAAAAATTGCAATATCGGGCTGAGACTGATTGAAACTGAGGTTGTCATTTTGGTGTTCCTGTGCTAGATTAAGGGATGCAAACTTTTTGGAAAGCCTATGCAAGCTGTATTCTTGGTACTTTTCATATACGTCCTGATCTGGATTTACGGATGGATTGACAAAGTTCGAACATCACGGTTGATTCCCGCTGGACATGATCTGTTTGAGAGAGATGCTTTTAGAGTTCCACCGTTTGAGAGCCGCACGTTCGGCCATCGACGAAGATGCTCGGCTACCAGCCATTTCCCCGAGTGTTGCGCCTCCTGCTGCTCCAACAGGACCCAGAACAACGCCACCCAATACAGCGCCGCTGGCAGTGAGCCCTTTGCGTATCATATGGGGCATGAGACCCTGCTTGACGGCGTTTGCAGCTTGTGCGGACGCACCTGGGTAGGAGGGGTCGAAACTGAGTATGTCTCCAGCCTTCCGAAGAACATCAATCTTGCTGAGTTCATCCGGAGACATGAGGGACGATAGTTTTCCACTGTTGCCATTGATAATGTTTTTGACGCCGGTACCATTCCAAAATGCGCGCCCGTTCCCCCCGCGTGTTTCTGTGGAGGCTTTCAACATTTGGTTCAGATAGTGCGACTTAATCTCTCCAAGCGCACTGTCGGCCAGCGGCTTAATTTCCATCGGCACATCGCGTAATGTATTGACAATATGGGCAAACTGTTCTTGCGGCATGTTCGCAACTTTTGCGGCTATATTTTCAAGCGGAATCTTCCTATTCGTTCCCTCTTCATCGAGGATTGAGGATATACCTTTAGGGTCATTAATCGTTTGTTGGCGAAGTCTCCAGAGTGATCGAGCCTGATCGTAAATAGGCCCTCCCGCTGCTTTCCCCACATCATCATCGAGAGAATCTTTTAGTGCATCGACGAATCTCCCATTGGAGTTGGTACGCTCACTATTTAGATACTTTCGAACGGTTTCAGCTTGTAATGCTGTACCGCTTATTGCCCCATCTTCTCCAATATTCATGCCCGCTTTTTTTGCGTACGAAAGCGCTGCATCTTTCAGCATTACCCTATCTTGGTTTGTCCACTGACTTTGATCTGAAAGAGTTTCTCCAAAACCGCCAAGTGTTACTGGCTGGCCCTGTGCTTTTTCGTCGGCGGCGGTATAGAGGCCACGAGCCTTTTCATCAAACCAATTACGCAGGGCCTGAATTGGCTTGATGATGGTGGAACCGCGTTGATAGAGACTAGCCTGATCAGTTCCTACTGAACCACCAGCATCGTTTATCAATCCTGTAGCATAGTTTGTAAGCGTCTGTTTCTCACTGTCAAACTGCTTTGCTGCTGCTTGTCCTGCTGGTTCGTCATACTTCGACATTTGATATTCGACGGCACGAGAACGATGATCTCCCTCAACGGCTGATTGTCTAGCGTCATTAAAACCAGCAGCCTGTAGCGTCTTTGCTCTATCTGCATGGGCAGGTTGAGACAATGTCTGGCCTGGTAGGATTTCTACCGTAGGAGTTTCAGCCGTTATTGGTACTGGTTTTGCAACTTGTGGTGTTGTTTTCGACGCTCCAATTTGTGCAATTGGTTGCACGGTGGGATTACCCGATTTATCAGGCATAGAAGGCTCAACCCGATCAGCAAAAGGAAGCGGCTTGGAGCTCGGTTTTAGCATAGTCGCAGTGTCACCGACTGCCGAAGCTATGCCATTGCGTACGCCCTTGACGCCTAAAAGCATAGGTGCAGCGGTAAGAGCTCCACTAACAACAGCGCCAGCGCCCGGAAGACCTTCCTCAGCCAGTTTCCCGCCAGCATATTCACCTGCGGCTCCAACCCAATTAAGCGGGTTCAACTTTGACCCTAACGCCTCGACTACAGTTTTCCCGATATCTGTTCTGGGCTGAAATGTGTAATCTTGCTGTGTCTTTGTGACGGCCTCTGCACCCTGCTGTGTTGCCTGATCCCACGATTTACCGTGTGCCAGCGCATCACCCACGTTATAGATGCCACGGAATCCACCGGCAATTGTGCTTCCTAAGCTCGAAACTTGATTCGCAACTACATCTAACCCGGGGCTTTGAAGTTCACCATTCGGACCGACTACATTACGCTTAGACGGGTCTTGTATTGGCTGAGTTGGTGCAATAGCGACGGCAGGATTTACGGCCGGACCAGAATCAAGCGCGCTCGACGAGAAGTCATCGATCTGGGGTTTGTATGATGGCAACGAAGACGGAGCAGCCGCAGGTACCGCACGGGCTCCCATGACAGCATTTACATAATTTGACGGGTCTTTAGTCTTGAACCCGCCATATTGAGCAAGCGCCTTGGAATAGTCCCCTTGGTGCTGCTTGGCAAGCTGTGACATATACATGTCTGCGGCATCCCTGGCCTGAACAGGATCGAACGGATCGAACTTTACCCCTTTCTGGTGAAGCGCAGCGACTGTTTCTGGCATGAACTGATATGGCCCCATGGCCTTCGTTTGAGGATTTATGGCGTAGGCATTCCCGCCGCTTTCAACGCGTTGCAATCCATCGAGGATATTTGTAGGGGTGCCATATTTACCAGCCCCTATGGCCATCGGGGTAGGGTC